GACCTGAGGACGCCCAGTTGCTCTCCTCGCGACAGTTCACGACGGAGGAGATCGCCCGCGTATTCCGCATCCCACCGAATCTGTTGCAGGTCACCACGCCAGGTGCGATGTCGTACAACAGCGTAGAGCAGCAGAACCTCGCGTTCGTGCAATACACGCTGCGTCCACTCGTTGAGATGATCGAGCGCCCACTCAGTACGCTGATCCTCTTGCCAGACGCCTTCGTGCGTTTCTCAATGGATTCCATCCTGCGCGGCACGACGAAGGATCGGTACGACACTTACCGCGTCGGCCTGCAAGAAGGCTGGCTGAATGTAAACGACATTCGCAAGTTTGAGGACTTCAGCCCGATCGAGTCTGGCGATTCGTACCGTATGCCACTCAACGAGGCAGATGCTGAGACTGCGATGCTCTCCACAAAGGTGGATATCGTCGCGAAACTCGTGCAGGCAGGCTTCTCGCCAGAGGGCGCTGCGCGACTCGTGGGCATTAGTGTCGGACACACGGGCGCTGCGCCGGTCACCGTACAGCCGACAGGAGGTCAGGGATGACATTCCGCGCAGTAGAACTCACAGCGGGAACTGCCGCACTCGCTATCGCCACCGCAACGGCAAAGAATACGCACGAGTTGGTGTTTGATAACTCGTACAATCACGACCTCTATATCGGCGGATCTGCAGTCGCCGTCGGCAATGGCTTCGCGATTCCAAAAGGTGGAGTTGCGACCCTCAAGATCGCGAATGGCGATATCCTCTACGCCATCTCCGCACAGGCAACTGCGCCTTTTCATCTGTACGATTTTCAGGTTGATCCATAATGTCCATTGAGATCTTTGACATTGACGGCACGCTGACGACGAGTGGCGATACGCCACGCGAGGATCTGATCGCCTATCTCCGCAAAGACCGCGAGGAAGGCAATCGGATCATCATCGTATCTGGCCGTCCAATCGCACGCCTCGCCGAGACGGAGCGGTGGCTGCGTGAGAACGATGTGCCGTACTCGGAGATTCATCTCCAGGACTTCAACGATGAGTCCACGCCAAATGTCGTTGAGGCGTTCAAGGCGTTCAAGTATTCCAAACTGCTTGAGCAGTACGGCGACGAGATTGAGTATCTCGTGGACAACGATGCAGACGCTCGTGAGGCTGCTCGTGGGATGGGCATTGAGGCCTATACCGTCGCTGAGTACCTTGCCAAAGAAGCCGAGGAGTACGGCGAAGGCGAGGACGAGGAGGAGATTGAGGAGGAGCGCGCTCCGATCAACCCTGACGGCTATGAAGTCACAGGCGCGATGCAAGAGGAAGCGCAGCGCGGGCTGGATTGGCGCCGCGAATATAACCGAGGGGGCACACAGGTCGGCGTATCACGCGCTCGCGATATCGTGAACGGACGCCGCCTGCCATTTGATACCGTTCAGCGAATGGCGAGTTATTTCGCTCGTCACGAGGTGGACAAGCAAGGACAAGGATTCAGCGCCGGCGAAGATGGCTATCCATCCGCAGGGCGAATCGCGTGGGCGCTCTGGGGCGGCGACGCGGGCAAGCGATGGGCTGACAACATCGTCGCAAACACAGAGCGTAAGAAGGAGCCGACAATGGCGATTGAGTACCGACAGTTCCAGACGGAGATCCGCGCGGAAGGCGATGGCCACACCTTTGAGGGCTATGCCGCCATCTTCAACTCCGAGGCAGAGGGCCTGAACACGCGCGAAATCATCAAGCCAGGCGCGTTCTCTAAGAGCGTCGCAGCGGCAGAGCGTGGCGAGTGGGAGGTCAAGGCGCTGCAGGATCACGATCCTAAACTGTTCCTCGGCTCGACTAAGACCGGCACGCTGGATCTTGAGGAAGATGAGCGCGGCCTGAAGGTTCGCGTCTCTCTCAATCCTGAGGTCACCTTCGCATCAGACCTCGCAGCGATGCTTCGCCGCGACGGTGCAGCGATGGGAATGTCGTTTGGCTTCTCGGTACCAAACAAAGGTGACGCCTACGACGACAACGGGATTCGCGAACTACGAAACATCCGGCTGCACGAGGTGAGCCTACTCACTGGCAATCAGCCTGCATATCCAGCCACGATCGGCTTGGGCGCTGTCCGTTCGCTCTCTGAGCGCACGGAGATCGAGCCTGCTCGCCTGATGCGTGCATTTGATTCACTCCTCGCGGGAGCGCCCGATGCGGATTCAGCCGCAACGCTCGATCTCGCACTCCGCAAGATCAGCCCTGATCTGCGGCCTGAACCTGAGACTGCAACGGAGCCGGAGGCAGCCGATGAGCGGCTCGTACCTCTCTCTGTTCGCGAGCGCCAGTTGGCACTTGCCAAACTGGAAGCGCCGATTCGCTAGGGCGTAGCGCGAGGGCCGCAAGGCACCACCGCTGGACGCACCACCGAAGAAGCAATCAACCAATCAACCAGATAGCGTAAGGAGTCAGACAAAATGTCCGACATTACCAAGACGCTTCACGAGCAGTACCGCAACGACTGGGAAGAGGCTAAGTCCCTTCTCGCTCGCGCGGCTGATGAGAAGCGCGAACTTTCAGCGGAGGAGGAGCAGCGCTGGGATGCGTTGAACGCCTCAATGTCCGCACGCAAGTCAAAGATGGATCAGGTTGCCGCTGCTGAGGAGCGCTCCGAGAAGATCGGCGCCCTTGCAGAGCGAGCACTCAAGGTCGAGAACGCAGTCAAGGCTGACAACGATGCAGATGTGCTCCGTGCAATCGCCTCAGGCGAGAAGCGCCGCGCACAGTTTGAGATTCGTGCTCTTGCTTCGGCTTCAGCGACCGTGCCGGTCTCATTCGCCGACTTTGTTGTCGTCGCGTTGACGGAAGGCAACCCTGTATACGACGGAGCAACGAAACTCCGCACCACCACGGGCGAGCAGATCACTGTTCCGCGCGTGACGGCCAACCAGTCTGCAGCGTTCGTGAGCGAAGGCTCAACGATCACTCCAGCCGATCCGACGATCTCGTCAATCACCCTCTATGCGAACAAGATCGCCAGCCTGACGCTTCTGTCGGCTGAACTTGTGCGCGACGCGGGCTTTGACATTCTCGGAACCGTTGGACGACAGGCAGGCGCTCAGATCGCCTTCGTCGCAGGTTCAGCAATGACCCTCGGCACGGGCACGGTTCAGCCACAGGGATTCGTCTCTGGCGCGACCGGCTTGAGCACCGCAACAAAGGCGGGCACCGTCACGGCGACCTTCTTTGATGCGCTTGACCTCGCAACCGTTCTTTATAGCCTCACCCCTTCGTATCGCAACACCAACACTGTTTGGCACGCGAGCACGACGGCAGTGAGCAAACTCCGCAAGTTGCAGGATCTCAATGGGCAGTTTGTGTTCCAGCCGTCTATGGCCGCTGGTCAGCCTGACACCCTGATGGGATACCGACTCAAGGAGAATGTGCATATGGCTGCGGTCGCTTCGGCGTCCAAGTCAGTTGCCATCATCCACGAGCCTTCGTACTATGTACGAGAACTCCCGATCGAGGTCGCATCCTCGACGGACTATCTGTTCAACACCAACCAGGTTGCGATTCGCACCCTGTACGCTGTTGACGGAAACATTCCTGATCTGAACGCAGTGAAGGTGCTCGTTTCGGCGACATCGTAATCTAGCGATCTAGGTTAGAACCGCTCCCCGTCGGGCTTCGGCTCGGCGGGGAGCAAAAAGAAGGAGGCAAGACCGTGAGAATCGGATTTACAACGAATGCGCCGTGGTCGCCAACCGGCTATGGCGTTCAGGCGACAGAACTCGCTCCTAAACTCGTCGCAGACGGGCACAAGGTCGCGCTGATGGCCAACTATGGTCTCGCGGGCACGACGCTCGACTGGAACGGCATCCCCGTGATGGGGCAGGGGATGGATGCCTACTCTAACGACCTGACTCCAGCGCAGATCAAGTTCTGGCTATCGCAACAGCCAGAGGAGCCTGGGATTGGGCTATCGCTCTACGATGTCTGGGTTTACAAGTCCCCTCAGTGGGACGAGATTCCAATGGCGTCGTGGACGCCGATTGACCATAGCGTCGTGCCAGATGAGGTGAAGGCGTGGTTTGCCCGCCGAGGCGCAGGCAAGTGGGCGATCGCGATGAGTAAGTTTGGCGAGCACGAACTGCTACAAGCAGGCGTTGAGCGCGATCGCGTATTCTACGCCCCGCACTCGTTCAACCCGCAGATCTACAAGCCGACAGACTCGCCGATGCGTAAGGATCTCAATGTGCCGGACGACGCGCACTTGACGATCATCAACTCCGCGAACAAGGGCGTCACTCCCATTCGGAAGTGCTGGCCTGAGATGCTGCTCGCGTGGAGCAACTTCGCAAAGTCGCATCCTGACGCCTATCTCCTGATCTGGACAGAGATGTTTGGACTCGCGAACGGCGTGAATATTGAGCGCGTGCTGAAGGCGGTAGATGCGCCTGTAGATCGCGTGCGCTTCGTGCCGCAGTTTGAGTACCGGCAGGGCCTCTCTGCCGAGGTCGTAGCGCGAGCCTACTCTGCATCCGATGTGCTGCTTATGACCTCACGCGGCGAAGGGTTCGGCGTTCCAGCCATTGAAGCGCAAGCGTGCGGCATCCCGATCATCGTCACGA